GAAACCAGATTAGATAATCTTACTTTAAAATTTAGTTTACTTTCAAATTTTATTTCACTTTTAGGGGGAAAGATTAAATCTAAGCAAATGTTGTCGGGAAATATGTCAGATATAGTATCCAATATATATTTAAGTTATAGCATACTTTGGTACCATCACCACTTTTTGAAAAATAAACACGATATAGTAAAAGAAAAATCTATCAATTATTTATTAAAGGAAATAGAAGATAAATTAAATTTAATCATAGATAATTATCCTATAAAAGAAATAAGTTTACTTTTATATCCTATTCGCAGTAAAATCCACACGCCTTCATTAGAAGGAAAAAATAATTTATACAAATATATTTTAGATAATGAGGATTTGAATAGTATAATAAAAGACGATATTTATTATAAAAATACTTTTTTAGAAAAAATGGAATTGATTAAAACATTAAAACCTGACAGCAAAGAATATAACGATATGTACGAAAATATAATAAGTGTAGGAGAATATAAGATTGAAAAATAAAAATCTTACAATTTATTTTTTTGGATTGAAGAATGTTTTTTTTACATTATAATGTGTTAATGTACAATAAAATTGAATTAAAACTATAGTATTATGGTAAGGTAGATATAAAATGGAATTACCTTTCAGGTTATTTGACTTCAATGTATTCAACGATAAAAGCGTTGCCGAGGAAGACAGCGAAGAATGCAGCAGTGATGGATCGGTGACAACAACGATAAAGGACAAGTCTGTGTTCCAAGTGCAGATGTTCGGTGTTAATGAATCCGGTGAAACGTGTTCCATCATTGTAGATGATTTCAAGCCATTCTTCTATGTAAAAGTAGACGATTCGTGGGGGATTGCAGCGAAAAACACGTTTCTATCGCATATCAAAGCCAAGATGGGAAAATTCTACGAGAATTCCATTACAGAGTGCAAGATTATCAAGCGAAAAAAACTCTATGGGTTTGACGGCGGGAAAGAACACAAATTTATCCGACTTGAGTTTCAGAATATAAACGCATTCAACAAGGCGAAAAATCTCTGGTATACTCCGTATATTACAAATCCAGATGGTCGCAGTGAAAGGAAACTTCTCAAATCCGGTCTCGTATTCCAGAATACCCATACCTACTTGTATGAGGCAAATATTCCTCCCCTGCTCCGGTTCTTTCATATCAAAAATATGAGTCCATCTGGCTGGGTAACTTTACCAAAAAAATCAACAGTTATTATTGATGATTTGGAAAAAATGACCACTTGCACTTACGAATTCAGAATCGGATACAGCAATATTATTCCGAATCCGGAGAAGGAGACACGAGTTCCTTATAAGATCTGTAGTTTTGATATTGAGGCCAATAGTAGTCACGGTGATTTCCCAGTCCCAATCAAATCCTATAAAAAGCTGGCCTCCAATATCATGGAATATTTTAACAAGCTGGCGATTGATATGACGCCCGATTTGTGCAAAAGCATTCTAAAAAACATGATCCTGAGCGCGTTCGGTTACGGATCCGAGAAACAAGTTGACATCGTTTATCCTAAGAAGATCCCCAAGAATATTCAAGAGATTGAAACCCGATTTCAACGGTGGGTCAATGCAGAGGCAATTGAACACACGGATCAGAATTTGTCCGCGTCCAGAATAGAGGCCATGTTTGAAGCCGAATACGAAAAACAAGATGCGGGGTTTCAAGAGGATAATGATGGTTCGGATGACGAGGATGAAGAGAAACCAGACCTGTATAAAAAGATTATGGGGCAGCAAACGAAAGCAAAGAAGAGAACGATTGTGGAAGTCCTCTTGGATAAAAAGGCGACAAAGGATGTCAAGCTAAAAGAGCTCAATGATTCCCTCAATCAGTATTTTCCAGCCTTGGAAGGGGACAAGGTTACGTTTATCGGATCCACTTTCCTAAGATATGGAGAACCAGAGCCCTATTTGAATCACTGTATTGCATTAAACACATGCGAAACTCCGGCGAATTCAGTCATAGAATCGTATATGACAGAACGCGAAGTCTTATTGGCGTGGAAGGATTTGATTCAGCGAGAAAATCCAGACATTGTCATTGGATACAACATATTTGGTTTTGATTATGAGTTCATGTTTCGCCGGGCGGAAGAGAACAACTGTGTCTCTGATTTCTTGAAACTGTCGCGAAATGTGGAGGAAATCTGTGCAACAAAAGACCGCGACACTGGGATTTATAAAATAGAGGAAAGCAGTGTGAAGCTGGCCAGCGGTGAATACAATTTGCACTTTATCAAGATGAACGGTCGTCTGCAAATTGATTTGCTCAATGTCTTCCGACGAGAAGAAAACTTGTCCTCGTATAAGCTGGATTCCGTTGCAGGTCATTTTATCGGTGATTACATCAAGAAGTTGGAATTATCAACCGGAGAAACCATGATTACCACTACAAACATGACTGGGCTTCAAGAGGGGAGCTATGTCCATATTGAAGAAATTGGCCATTCAGTTGACTATTACGATAGTGGTGCAAAATTCCAAGTATTGCGTGTTAACAAGGCAGAAAAGAACTTTGTGGTTTCGGGTATTGTGACCCCGGATCAGAGTAAAAAGACGCGCTGGTGTCTGGCAAAAGATGATGTGACACCGAAAGACATTTTCCGCATGTCAAATGGTACAGCGAAAGACCGTTCCATCATCGCAAAATACTGTATTCAGGATTGCAACCTCGTGCATCACCTCATGAATAAATCAGATGTATTGACTGGGTTTGTAGAAATGGCAAATATTTGCAGTGTACCGATTAATTTCTTGGTGATGCGCGGCCAGGGCATTAAACTGACAAGTTATATTGCAAAGAAATGCAGGGAAAAGCGTACGTTGATGCCTGTCATTGAAAAGGGAAATATGAATGAATATTATGAAGGAGCCATTGTCTTGGACCCCAAGTGTGATTTGTATTTGGACAATCCGATTGCGTGTGTAGATTATGCGTCTCTTTATCCGTCGTCTATGATTAGTGAGAATTTGTCGCATGATAGCAAGGTGTGGACCCAAGAGTTTGATCTGCATGGTAATTTGGTGAAAGAGTGTGGGGAAAAAGATAAATCTGGCGCCTTCATATATGATAACTTGCCAGGACATGAATATGTAAGCATTGAATACGACACATTCAAGTATGTTCGCAAGAACAACAATCCGAAAGCAGCGTTGGAAAAGATAAAGACGGGGAAAAAGGTGTGCCGATTTGCTCAAGGAAAGGCGATTATGCCTTCTATTTTGGAGGAGCTTTTAGTCGCAAGAAAAACCACGAGGAAATTGATTCCCCTTCAAAATGACGAATTCATGAAGAATGTATTGGACAAGAGGCAACTCGGCTACAAAGTAACAGCCAATTCACTTTATGGGCAATGCGGTGCAAAGACGAGTACATTCTATGAGAAGGATATTGCTGCTTGTACGACGGCGACTGGTCGTAATCTTCTCACGTATGCAAAGCGCGTGGTGGAGGAAGTATATGGAGATGCGATTTGTGAAACGAAAAACTATGGACCGGTACTGACGAAAGCGGAGTATGTATATGGGGACAGTGTTGCAAACTATACACCTGTATATGTGAGAGTTAACGGACAACTGGATATTTGCACCATTGAATCCCTTGCAGAAAAATATGGAGAAAACAATTGGGTAAAATGTCTTGAAGAAGGAAAGCAGGAAAAAGAATTCTGCGAATTATCTGGTGTTGAAACTTGGACGGAAAAAGGATGGACAAAGCTTTACAGAGTTATTCGCCACGAGCTTGCATCTCATAAGAAAATGGTTCGTGTTTTAACCCACACGGGTTTAGTTGATGTTACGGATGATCATTCTTTGCTTACAATGGATGGAACTGAAATTTCACCCAAAGATGTGCAAATAGGAAGTAAGTTATTGCATCATCCTCTTCCATTTGACAAACAATATCATTTGTTTCCGGGGGAATTAAATACAGATTTTAATATGAAAACAAATAAGGATCATTTGCATATTGCAAAATGTTTTGCGCATTCCCAGTCAAGAGGGTTAACAAGTTATTTCGGTAAAGATCAGATTTTGAACTTTTGTTACAAACATGATTCACTGCTTGACTTTGATAAAAATGTAATCATAGATATGCAATATATTCGCTACACCGGTTACGTTTATGACTTGACTACAGACAACCATCATTTTGCAGCCGGAATCGGAAATATGATTGTTCACAACACGGACTCTGTATTCTTCACATTCAATTTGCAAACCCCAGAGGGTCAACCTATTCGCGGTAAAAAGGCGCTTGAAATCACGATTGAACTCGCACAGGAAGCCGGGCATCTAGCATCCAATTTCCTGAAAAAACCACACGATTTGGAATATGAAAAGACATTCATGCCATTCTGTTTGCTATCCAAAAAGCGTTATGTAGGAATGCTTTATGAGCACGATCCAGATAAATGCAAACGCAAAGAGATGGGGATCGTATTAAAACGCCGCGATAATGCACCCATTGTGAAAGATGTCTATGGTGGAATTATAGATATCCTAATGAAGGAACAAAATATACAACAAGCCACGCAGTTTTTAGAATCGTGTTTGCAAAATATAGTAGATGAGAATTATCCGATGGATAAACTTATTATTACAAAATCTTTAAGAACCGGTTATAAAAATCCGCAGTCTATTGCACATAAAGTGTTGGCCGACAGAATGACAGAGCGGGATCCAGGAAATAAACCCAGCTCAGGGGATCGCATACCGTTTGTTTATATCCATAATCCAAATAAGAAAGCTCTTCAAGGAGAGAAGATTGAAACTCCGCAATATATTAAAGAGGCAAATCTTAAGATTGATTACTCGTTTTATATTACGAATCAGATAATGAAACCAGTGCAACAATTATTTGCTCTTGTATTGGAAAAAATATGGATGAATCAAAAGAAAGTAGGAAAGATTAAGACGTTTCAACGAGAAATCAACGTTTTAAGAAAAGAAGAAGATGATCCGATTAAATTGGAAAAGAAAATAGAGAAGCTTAGGAATAAAGAGATCAAAATTCTACTATTTGACGAGTATTTACGAAAAACAAACAATGAAAAGAATGGAAATGCCGCAATTACATCGTTCTTTAAGAGAAAATAATTTATTTGGTCGTTTAATTTGAATTATATTTTTTTGTCGTTTTTGTATAGATAAATTTATGTCAGATAAAAAAGAAATTGATAACAATATAACAATTGAAACTATAGAGAAATATCATTTAGACAAAGATAATAATACAGTAATAGAAAAACCTGTGGATAAAGACGAACCTGTAGTAGAAGAAACACCTGTGGATCAACACGAACCTTCGGATAAAGTAGAACCTTCGGATAAAGTAGAACCATCAGTAACAGTAGAAGACGTTGAAAACGAGACAAATGACCTTAGTATAGAAATTGGATATTCCATATACGAAATTCAATATGAGGAAGGTGGATTATTTGATATTAGCATTGATGCAACATATCTAATTCATACTGTAGGAAATGGAAAATTAGAAAGAATGATTGCAGAATTAAATACTTATAAACCAACAAAAAAATTATACGTGATACTAATACAAGATCCCAAACTATTAAAGAAAAAAGATAACGGATCAACATTATCGTATTATTTTGTAGATATAAATTTAAATATTTTCAGACATGCAAAACAATGCAATTATGATAATATTTTGGTATTAGAAGACAATTGTTTTTTTAATCCAGCAATAAAAGAAGCGGAAAATGTATTATGTTTAAATGATTTCTTATTGAATCAGAAAGACAATGTATTAATTTATTATTTAGGATGCCTTCCCATTTATAGAGAGAAATTGTCCTCCATAAGTAACCATTCGTATGTTTATTTGTGCGGGTCAACACATTCAATTGTTTATTCTAAAACGTCAAGAGAAATGATGTTACGAGTAAATTCATCTACCATAAAAGAAATGGATAGTTTTCTTAACTTGTATCACCCTTTCCATAAAAAAAGATATTTATACAAGATACCTCTTTGCTATCAGTTATTTAAAAATGTGGAAGATGGTCAATTTGGTTGGGGTGTAAATTACAATAATAAGCATTTCCACAAAATCCTATCTATTTATGGTAAGTACAATATATCAAAATTTAATTTGCATAAGACTCCGGAACCAGGATTTACAACCATGTATGAAAAATCAGAGATAAAAATCCCTATTAGCAAATTGCCTGTGGATACATTTATTCAAAAATTGAGTGGAATCTTTTTAAAATAAGTTACAGGTAAACAAGCTTGCTACAGAACCATGTTCCAATCAACACCCATACCGCGTCAATGCTACTTGCTCCAGTATTAATTAGCCACCGTAAACCCCGACATTGAGGAGTAGATGTAATAAACAGTGACACAACAAATCCAACAACAGAATTTGGGGTGCAGAAATAAACATACATGTGAGACGCAGCATAATGAAGAACAATCCATATTATAAACCCTCCTGCAACAGACCATCCCCACTTAACCACGTTAGAT